ATAGTAGCAGAGAGAAGCGGGGGAGCCAGGGAAAGGGGAAAACCTGACCCCCCCACGCCTCAGATTGCGACAGCTATCAGGTGTTATCACCGATAGATGAGGATGACTCAATGCGTCGCAAGCACGCTTGCCGGAAAATACCCCATCCAGCAAGGTGATACCAGCCCACAGGGTTGAACCGGCGCAGAGTATCGGTCACAGGACCGAACACAATGCTTGGTTGCTCACCAAACCCAGGCGCACGGCTGAAAGCCTTTGCCAGAGCTTGACGACCACAAACAATAGTCTGGTAAACGTTAGTTGTACTGGTAGCACCAGCATCATCCAATATGGGAGCCCGAGGGTTCTCAATATAGTTAATGCCGTTGAACGTGCCGATTGAGCCTGCACGGATTGGTGCACCGTCTTGGTACAACTGGTATTGGATAACGTCAGTTACCGCTGTTTCTCCACGAAGGTCAAAGGAAACATCCGGGTGGATGATTGCCATGTAATTTCCGTTTTCCCAGCCAGGAGCAGAGGCACCACGAAGTTCCGCCACAGCTTGACGACCTATATTAGCGTCAAAAGTGTTGCCGTCAGCAACGGTGACACGGGACGTTGGGAGTGCACCCGATCCTGTAGAGTAAAGGACATTAGTGCCGCCCATTACGACATCGGAAACAACTTTGTCGAGCGAATCGACCATGTTGTAACCAATAATGTTGGCGGCATCGGCATCAACATTCAAGAATGAAGTGCCTCGGATCAAAGCAGTCGTGATGACTGAGCTACCATACTCAGCCAAAGCAACATCTACTTTGGAGTCGGAGAGAGCAACAGGTGTAACGTCTGTCGCCTCAGTAAGCGTTCCGGTAACCTGAGCCATGTTCGGATAGAACGTGAACTGAACAGTTGCCGCATTATGGCTCTGTGCAGTCGAACGAACATCCGCAACCATCTCATAGAGAGGTTGTGAACGCAAGGCAAAATAGGCGATCTGTTCGAACGCCGTAGTTACCTGATTCGTTAATTGACCAGTCCCGGTTGGGTTAGTTAAAGATAAAGGTGGTGTATAAGCCACAGTGAGTCCTATGGTTAGGACTCCAACGACTTAGCGAACGGTCAGGTAGCTGCGCCCCACAAGATACCATTCGACTCTAACAACGCCCGAAGTTCATCTTGATCGGTTGTTGCTCTAATTTGTGAGTCTAAATCAGGTGGTAACACCGGATCTCCACCATCACCCGCCGCTTGTATCCGCTGTTCCACAGTCAATATGTCATTGACTACAGAATTTTGAACTATCGGTGCACTATCAGCACCTAAGAATCCTGCCGCTGTAGCTTCCTGACGGATAGCTTCAGCATCGAGTTCACCTTCATAGCCCTTCACGAAATACTTGACACGAGGATCATCAGGATCAAGTCCTGCTGAACGGAACGTGTCACGCCGCTGGATAGACGAAAGCTGTTGTTCTAAAGTCGCAGCTTTTTCTTCTGCTTCCTTAGCACGAGTTTCGAGTTCCCGTCGCCAGTTGGGTTTCGATTCGGTTGAACTGCCAGAACCTATTTCACTGTTGCCAGTGGAGTCGGAATCTGTCATATGTCACTCACCTGTCTAAACGCATCCTCAGCGGTGGTACCTCGGATGGAAAATTTGTTTGTGTTAGCTCACCCTATCGGGGCCAATACCTACAAGTATAAAGAACTAATAGCGGGTGTCAAGTACTGGTACCACCGAATGCTATTCCTTCGGTAGAAGTCAACATTCCTGAACGTCCCTGGAATCTTGTTGACCGTTTTTCTCGTTGCCGTCGCAAAGCTACAGTACTTGCCTGATTCGTACCGAATGCGCCTTGACCTAATTGAGTAGATGTTAGCGCAGCATCAGTTAATGTACCGCCCGTAAGACCAGCTAACGGAGACATTACTGCTGCAATCTCACGTCGTTGAACATCCATGTCATACAACTTGTCAGATAAATCTGTACTAAATCTTTTACCCGTTCCAAGTGCTTGACCTGATTCAAACATTAGGCCCGCTGCACCAAGATTACGACGCATCTCTACCACACTTTTAGTTCCTTCTGGATCAAGGAACGAAGAAACAATATCGCCGCCAGTGAAATTATAATCATCACGCAGTATTTTAATAACTTCAGGGTCCGCATTATTCGCTGCTTCTTCCGCTAATGCAACACGGGTACGAAATTCTGCTAATGAGACATCACCACCGATTAAACGAGTAATACCCGACGCATAAGTATCTGTTGAGACAGTCAAAAACGTAGACCCAATTTTGGCGGCATTAGATATCTGTGTATAGCCACGTTCAAGATCGATATAGTCCGCTTCAGTAATCGGCGTCATCTTTTTTTCTCTACGCATTGCCATACCGGGGAATCGGTCATCATAAATATTTCTGTACTCTTGCTTTATGTACATCGGGTTACGTCTACCGTCTCCCAAGAACTCATCTGCTTTAGAGTCGCCGTAACGTAACTGCATAAGCATCACTTCAGCGTTATAACCCAATTTGATATTTTCTTGAACCCAAGTAGCTAACCCGTCAAGCTCAAATGCTCCTAGATATCCTTCGATTACGGCCTTTGCGCTAAGTGCATTGTTATCTTTTAACCACTCTAAATATTTAGCAGCGCCAGGATCTGCCTCTACAGCAGTATCGTCATCGTCTTTGCCGCTAGAGTCAGGGTTTATCCCATATTTAGGATTCTGAACCCATTTACCATCTGGATCTTTGAGCCAATTCGGCTGATTCCACTGGTCATATAGAATCTCAGGATCACGAGCAGGTGGAGCACCGTCAGGTGGAGCACCGTCAGGTGGAGCACCGTCAGTCCCACCAACCGGAGGTGTTATACCACTAGTTATAGGAACCCCAAGGGCGGATTCCATATCGACACCAGTACCAGCTTGCCGTTTAGCTCGATCACGTCGCTTATTTATCTCTTGTTGAATGGAGTACGACTCCATTGAACCTAAATCTAAAGCCATTAGCGTGTCGCTCCCATCAATCGACCTAGATCATTAACGACACCAAACGCATTATTAACGGCTCCAGGGGTCACATCGTATTCAGTAGTGCCTCGTAAATATGTAGCAAAATCAAACGCAGACGAAGGACGACCCAAAGTATCTATAGCTAATGAACGATGGTTACCTGTCCATTGAGGCTTATATCCCATGACCGATGAAAATACGGAGTCGTAACTTCCTAAGATTTCTAATGGTGTGCGTCCTTGGAGTATGCGTTCTGCTGAACCTGGATACAGATCGGCTGCTTGTTGGGCTAGGTAATCGTTTAATAAGTCAAGTTCTTGCTGTGATCTTGCTGTACCCTCAGTCGTAGGGCCGCCAGAAAGAAACATTCTTTGTGCCCATTTCTCGATCTCGGCTTCACTCGGGTCAATCAAGTAATTATTAAATACTTCCTTAATATCGTTTCGTTGTTCAGATTGAAGTGTGCCAGCTACAGCTTCAGCATCAAAATCAAGTAACTCGCCTTCGATACCAACATCACCTAATTCACCTGAAATCAGAAACTCTCGTATATCGTTATCATCCCATCCGTTAAGCCATGCAAATTTAGCGGCTGCAAGAATCTCATCATCAGTCCAATCCAGTTTGGATTGAGCAATATATCGTTCAAGTATCTCTAATTTTCCTTCGACAAGTCCACGACGGCGGATGCTCCACTCTTCGTCTTCACCTTCCGAATACCATTCTTGATCTCGTTCTAGGCGGCCTGCTTCAGAGGCTTTATAGAATTCAGTTTGATTAAGAAGTAGGATAACCCACTCCTTATATTCATCGCTACCGGGTATGCGTTTTCCGTAATATGCCTCATCGGTAATCATGTCATAGAGATGCACACCCTCGATTGTTAGATCTTTGTTATTGCGTAACCATCCCCAGAAACCAGATTCGGCTTTGTTCATTCTGTCAGCTAAGCGAGGCTTAGTAAGAACTTCAGGTGGATCAATAAACATTTCAGCCGCCATCAGCCCACTCCTAACGCTTCCAGTAATGCCGACTTAGCGTACCGTCCAGTCTGAGCATCAATTTTGTCAGAGTATTCTTCTTCAATCCCTTGCTGGTAATGAGCCCCGTACTCTGCTTCTGTAGGCGCATAACCAGTCCCCATCCTCTCTATATCAACTTCACGAGTCCACTCGTCAGCCAACACATAGAACGCATCATCTGGTTCACGCCCAGTCAATGCTGTATAAACACGGGCAGCAAGTTTGTCGCTAGACGCTTTCGTTACCTGCTTGATCGCACCTGTCTCAGCAGCAAGATTAAACAAATAATCAGTAAGTTTTCCGACAGACAAACTACCGGGCCGAGTCGCTACCGGTTCACCAAGACGACGAGGCTGCATTTTTGTTGCTAA